GATGATTTAGTTGAAGCAAACTTGGTTCCTGAAGTTGGAGATGTTATATTATATCATGAGAGTTATTGGGAAGTAGATAATGCTAGAGCAACTCAATATTTCGTAGGTAAAGATCCTGACTACCCAAATAATCCAAACCCATTAAACCCAGGATTAGAAAATTTTGGCTATAATGTAGGTATATTATGTGATTGTCATTATGTTCCAGGTGATAGGGTAAATCTACAACCTTTTCGACTTTTGTAATATTTATAGTAAAATGATGAATATCACAAAAATATATTTAGTAGAAAATTGCTATGGAGATCCTAATAAAATATATGTAGGTAAAACAAAAGGATCGAGAGAAAAAAACCATAAAAAAACTTATGGTTCTCAAATATTTTATACTTATATTGATGAAGTAGAAGGATATAAAAAGGAAGATTGGAAACCTTTAGAATGTTTTTGGATAGAACAATTTAGACAGTGGGGATTTGAACTAATGAATAAAAATGAAGGTGGAGGAGGTCCTGAATTTCTTTCTCAAGAAACCAAGGATAAAATGAGTAAAACATCTAAAGGAAAACCAAAATTAAAATTACATGGGATAAAACGTTCTGAGGAAACTAAGAATAAAATGAGAGAAATTCAATTAAAAAATAAATATAATTTAGGTAAAAAACGTTCTGAAGAAACTAAACAAAAACAAAGAATAGCTAAAATTGGTACAAAACAATCTAAAGAAACAATTGAAAAAAGAACTAATAAAATGAAAGGAGTTCCAAAACCAAAAGGATTTGGAGAAAACCATAGTAAATTATTAAAAGGAATATCAAAACCAAAAGATTTTGGAAAAAAATTAAGCCAAATAAAAACAGGAATCCCATTACCCTCAGGTACTGGAGAAAAAATAGGAAAAACTAAAGAAAAACCTGTAATTCAATTTAGTAAATTAGGAGAATTAATTAATATTTTTGATTCTGCTAAAAAAGCGGCTGAATATATAGGAGTACATGAAGTAACTATGAGACTTCATTTGGGAGGAAAATATAAAACTTGTAAAAAGTTCATATTTAAATATAAAGATAATGGCTAAAAATAGTAGAACACCCATCCCAAAAACACAGAGAGAACTCAGTCTCTCTCAACATACTCCTCTTGAACAAAGAGGTGCTGGGTTTCAACCTACTGGAAATCCAAATAGTAATGTTCCTAATAGAGCTGATCAACTTTCTTTTAAAGGAGATACTACCAAACCATTTTCTATTGGTATCCAAGATATAGATGAATCTATAATGTACTATTTTACAAACGTAATTAGACCATTTGTGATTCAAAACGGTACTCGAATTGAAGTACCTGTAATATATGGTTCACCTGAAAAATGGGCTTCATTCCAAAAATTTGGATATTTTAGAGATGCTCAAGGTCGAATCATGATGCCTATTATCATGTTTAAAAGAGATAGTATTGATAAAGTAAGGACAATTGCAAATAAATTAGATGCAAATAATCCAAACAATGTAGCAATACATCAAAAAAGCTACACAGCTAGAAATGCATACGACAATTTCAGTGTATTAAATAATGTAAAACCTCAAAAAGTAAAATACGCTGTTGTAATGCCTGACTATATTACATTAACATATAGTTGTGCTATCAATACTTATTACATGGATCAGTTAAATAAAATCATTGAAGCAATTGAATATGCATCTGATTCATATTGGGGCGATCCATCACGTTTTCAGTTTAGAGCAATGATTGATTCGTTTGCTATTAAAAACGAACTAGCAGATAAAGAAGAAAGAACAGTTAGCAGTACATTTTCTATTAAATTAAATGGATATATTATTCCTGATACTATTCAAAAAGATACTACTGCTTTAAAACAAATTCCTGATATTGTACGAGTGACAGTATCTGAACAAGTAGTTAACAACATAAATGATATCCAAAATACTTAATATTTATAAGAAAAAATGAGTATTTCTTTACTAAATAATAACGATTCAGGTTCTATCGCTAGAGCTAAAATAAACGAATCTATTGCAGTTGTAAATACCATTTCAGGTAGTACTAATGCAATTACTCCTGGTCAAAGTGGATTTACAGGTTCATTTTTAGGAACAGCAAGTTGGGCCGAAAATAGTGTATATTCTGCTTCTGTTGCCACAAATGTTCTTACTTTTTATAGACCAGTAGCAGGAGGAGGAAATATAACTCTCACAGTAGATACAGGATCAGGAGGACCTGGAACACCAGGAGGTACAGATACTCAAATTCAATTTAATAGTGGTTCTAAATTTAGCGGATCAGGTAAATTTACCTATGATTATACCGCAGAAAAATTAACATTCTCTGGTTCTATTTATACCAGTGGATCTACTATTGGTGGAGGTTCAGGGCATGTTCTAACATACAATACATCCTCAGGTCAAGTATTTTTTACAGCCTCTTCAGCAATTGGTGGAGGATCAGGAACACCTGGAGGTGCAGATCAAGAAATTCAATTTAATAAAAGCAATACATCTTTTAGCGGTTCATCAAATTTAAAATATAACTATACATCCCAAACCTTAGCATTTTCCGGGTCTGAATTTTCAGCATCAGGTAGTATTAAATTTCCTACATTAAATGCTTCTACTCTTTCATATACTCAAATAGTAACCCTAAACACATCCTCAGGACAACTTTATTATACATCTTCAGATGCAGTTACAAGTCCTCAACTTAAAAGTGGCAGCTTCGGAGTTACAATAGATGGAAATGGAAGTACACTCACCCCAGGAGAAAAAGGATATTTAGCAATGCCATGTAGTGGAACTATTACTAATTGGACTATAGCTACAGATGTAGCAGGAACACTTAATATAAGTTTATATACAAGTTCTTTCACCCAATTCCAAGCAGGTAATTCAGGTTCTTTAAATTCTCTATCATTAGGTGCCACTCGTCTCGCTTCAGGCTCATTAAATATTCCATTTACAGATAAAAGTATAATTACTTTTAGAGTAAATACTGGAGCAGCAACAGTAACTCGTGCTACAGTTACAATCAATTATATAAAATCATAAATCTAACAAATAGTTTTAATATAAATGGCAACATATACTTGGATAGGAGGAACCAGTGCTGATTGGAGTGATGTAAATAATTGGAGTTCATCTCCTCCAACACCTATAGCTCCCCAAACTTCTGATGATGTAATTTTTGGGCCCGATAACAATCCTTGTACTGTAACTACAGTATCAACTTGTAGAACTCTTACTATAAACTCAGGCTATAATCAACGTATTACATTAGATGCAAATTTAACAGTAGGAGCTACAGGAACTTCTCTTCCAAATACTGGTATCGTTATTAATGGAACTCCAACATTCACAGGAAGTGGATGGCTAACATTAGCAGGAACTGCGGGTGCAGGAGCTTCAAACAAAAGTATCTCCTCAAGCGCCAATGTTGAAATATATAGATTAGCATTTAGTTACGGAAATGGCCCTTCGCCCCCAGGACAAGCTGCATTTTTTTCTGGTAGTATTATTGCAAATAATTTAAATTTTGCATTTATAAATCAAGCAGCAAGTTGGGGTTTTGCTCCTAATGCTCAATTTATTTTAAGAAATAAAACTAATGAAACTGCTCTAGTTACAGGAAGTAAACCTTATGGCACAATCACTGAAACCCCAGTTCCACTTTTAATAATTTCAGGCTCAACTTCATGGGAATCAGGAGCAAGATTAGGATGCAACATAATAATAGCATCTGGTAGTGTATTTAGATTAACCGGATCTTTAAGCCCTACATATCAAACCTTAGGAAGCGGATTATCTCTATCCTCAGGACTTAATTTGAATGTTACATCACCTCGTTCTTTACATGTCAATGCGAATGCTACTATTTTATGTACTACCGCTTCATTTCTAGCATTTGAAGGAGGAGTATCCAATGGAACATGGGGACTTCACATGAGTGGAAGTACCACAAATATATGGAATGCTTTAAGTTTAAATAGCCTTTCAACAGGTGGTACTCCTGGATTTGTTATATCTAGCAATGTATATTTAAGAAAAAATACAACCCTACAAGATCCTGCAGAGCTAGCAACTACTCGTCTTTTCCCAATAGGATCTTTAATTCTTGGTGGATTAGGTAATTCTAACTATATATCATCCTCAAATAATGCTAATATATATGTTGGAGGAAGTATAATAGGTGGTTCTGGTGCTAATTCTAATGGTCCAATCCATTCTAATTTTAGATCTACAAATGGTGGTCCTAAAATTATAATGTACGGAACAGGACATATAAATTTTCCTAGACCTGGATCAACTAATGCTGCTATTTCAAATTTAAATCCAAGTATAGATCTAGAAATCAGTTCTTCTGATGGGACTATATATTGGGGAAATGGTGGTATCAATAATATTAATCATTTTACTGCTCTAACCACTCCCCCTACTTGGTCTTATACAACAGCTGCTAACTACGCAGCTCTATCATCTTCAACAAAAATTTCAGGTGTTCCATTAGTTATTAATTTTTTAAATCGCCCTATATGGGATTTAGACCTCAATAGCGGTGCAACACCTACTCTTTCTAGTTCTTTAGTCCTCTCCGGATCATTATATTCTCGCACAGGAATTAGTGCTATAAATACTAGTTCATTAACTAGCCCCTCTCTTACCGTACTACAAAATATACAATCTCTTTACGCCACAGGTAGTACTTTAAATCCAACTGCACTTGGTCAAATTCGAGGTAATGCTCCAATCACAATGTCAGGGAATCTTCCGGTAACATATTCACTATTAGTTCCAATAAACACTGGGAGAGGTAATAATATCCTTATAGATAAACCTGGAGGAAATCTTCTTATTACAAATCCATTAAGTGGATCTGGAATAATTCCAACTGAAACCAAAACCTCAATTCCATTAACATACGATAGTGGCACATTTAAATGGATAGCAGGTACTGTAGATGCTAGTAATTCTACATTACTTCTAGGAAATTCAGCCTCAATGGATACTACTAGTAATTTATCATGGTACAACATTATAGTTTCTGGATCAGGTACAGGTACTGCTAGAGGTTCTTTAATTAATATTATATCTCCTCTAGTAATATCTAATGAACTAAATTTAGGAGCAGCAGGAAATGTTACATTCACAGGATCAGACACATGGACTTGTTCTCGATTAGTTTGCACAACCCCAGGAAGAAATATTATATTACAAGATGCAGTTTCAAACGGACAAAAAGCATATAGAACTACTAATTTTGTAAATCTATCAAGTAGTGGAGCTCCAATTATTATGAGTTCTAGTGCTACTCCTACAACTCGAGCATCATGGTCTTCTAATGCTTCTCCTTCAAATGTATTTAATGTGGATGGAATTTATATAGATAGTTCAAATGGTAATACAATATGGACAACCGGAATTACTCAAAGTACAATTAATTGGAATATAGGATCACAACCTTTAGGATCACTTTATACATTTTTTATAGACTAAAATTAAATTTATGACAACAAAAGTTTTAACACAAGAAGAAATTCAATCTTTAAAATCAATTCAAGAAAAACGTCTACAATTAACCGAACAATTTGGTATTATTGAACTTAGAATTCAAGAATTTGAATTACAAAAAGAATATTTAAAAGATGAATTGAAAAAATTACGTCAAGAAGAAATCAAAACAGGCGAAGCTTTACAACAAAAATATGGAGACGGAACAATTAATCTTGAAAAAGGAGAATTTATTAGTGTCTAGTATTTTTTTTGAAGAACCTTGCCATATTTATAACAAAATTAAAAACTAATTTAAAATCAAATGGCAGAAGTACTCATTTCACCCGGGGTCTTAGCAAGAGAAAATGATTCCTCTTTTGTTCAAAAAAGACCAGTTACTGTAGGTGCTGCAATTATAGGACCAACAGTTAAAGGTCCAGTTGAAGTTCCTACCGTAGTAACTACATGGAATCAATATCAAAATGTTTTTGGTACAGTATTAGAAAGTGGTAGCATTAATGATAAGAAAAACTATACTTATCTTACTTCAATTGCTGCTTATAATTACTTTATAAACGGTGGTCAATCATTATTAGTAGCTAGAGTAGTTTCAGGATCAGGAACATCATATTCCCCCGCAACCTCTTCTGGAGTATTTAATAACATTACTCTCACTACAGCATCTGCAAATGCTGATTTTACTTATTTGCATACTCAAGCATCAAATCCAGCTATTGGTTTTTCATCATTAAGTGTAAGAGGAATTACTATTCAAGTAACAGGAAGTACAGTTCCAGCAAATACCAGTACAATAATTTATGTAGCCTCAGGTTCTAGTGCTGCAAACACAACTGCAGCAGTAGTAACAGCTTTTAATGCTAGTGCATCTTCATATTCTCTTTTGCAGTATATGACATCTAGTGTTTCAGGTTCCCCAGCTACAGGTATTAAATTTGACTCTACTTTAGGATATCTAGGAAACTCATATACATTCACCTCAGGAAGCACAACATTAACTCTTTCAGGAGGAACTTCTGATGTTCCGTTTGTATTAGAAACATTCTCTGAAGGCACTATCATGAATAGTACCAGTACTGAAGCAGCAGGAGGAAGTTTACCTAGCGGTTCAGCAGATAATGTTAGATGGCAAGTAGTAAATGCTAGATCTTCTTCAGGAACATTCGATTTGTTAATTAGAAGAGGTAATGATAGCACTAATAACCCAATAGTACTAGAAACTTGGACAAACTTAACATTAGATCCAAATTCACCAAACTATATTTCTCGTGTAATTGGTGATTTTAGTGAAGCATATGATTCTACAAATACTCAAATTGTATATTCAGGTTCTTTCCCTAACAGATCAAATTATGTTAGAGTAAAATCAGTAAATTATACTACTCCAAATTTCTTTGATAATGCAGGCAATTTCAAACCTCAATATACAGCTTCTATCCCATTGAATCTCTCAGGTTCATACGGTGGAGCAATTGGTAGCATTCCTGGAGGAGCAAATTTCTATAATAATATCAATTCTACAAATACTCAAGGATTAGTAGGGTCTGATTATACAAACATGATTAATTTATTATCTAATGCAGATGATTATAGATTCAATATCATGTTAACTCCTGGTTTATATAATACTAATTATGCTGGTCCTATTAGTAGTCTAATTTCAGTTGCTCAAGATCGCGGTGATTTTATCTACGTAGTGGATCCAGTAGCATATAATTCAAATATTTCTCAAGTAAATACAGAAGCAGGTACTAAAGATACTTCATATGCTTCT